TTTTCAAATCCCATTTCACTTGGATCTTTATCGTGCATATCTACAAGATATACTTCTTTGCCTTCATTCATAAGTTGCTCACAAAATGATAAAGCTTGTTTTTGAGCATCTTTGTCAAGAGCTATATATATTTTATCAACAGAAGACATTACTATCTTCCTCATTAATTTTGATTGTATATTTTTGCCTAATAACGGAATTACATTCCTTTTAATGGCTATGGCATCAAATGGTCCTTCGCACAATATAAACGGTAAATCCCAATTTATAAACAACTCAAATGGTATGATGTCGCGCGATACAGAAGGATTTTTATATTTAATTTTAGGTTCTTTTTCAAACGAGCGACCTGTAAAATAATTTAGTATTCCATTTTCATCATATGAGGGAATAATAACCATATTTTTATAAGGTCCTGATTCGCAATAGCCAATATTGTATTTTAAAATATCTTCTTCACTTATGTTTCTTGATTTAACATAAGCTAAAGCATGTCTTCCAACAATATTGGATTGCTGAATATTGGTTAATAGTTTAAATTCTTTAGGGAGATTAAGTTTTTCGGTAACAACAACTTCTTTATCTGCTGTTTCTACTTTAACAATAGATTTTAATTCAATTAATACCTCAGGAGATATTTTAACTTGCTTAAATACTTGAATTAATTTTTTACCACGTTTATCACAAACCCAACAATGCCAAGGATTTTCACCCTTTTGGTTTTCGGTCATGTTAATTTCTAGTTTAGGTTTGTGGTGGTTACAAAAGGGGCAATGGTAAGCAAAATTACCACGTGCTGTTTGTTTACCTGTTCCTAAAACAGAGTTCGTTAATGCAATCAAGGGTTGATTAAGCATAACCAGAATATATGAACAGTGGTTTAAATTACCAAGTTAAGCAAAATCTTTAGAGAAAAATTTTCCTAAAATGTTATCATTAAAATATTCTAAAGGATGTTCTAACACCCCATATTTAAATAAATACTTACATTCATAGTAAGTAAGAAGTTTTTTATTAGGAACCAATTGTAAAATCTCACGAGTAAATTCCTGTTGTTTACCATCCTTAATGAGTTCTAAAATTGGTTTAGCAGAGCCATAATAGGTTTTCCAGTCCGATTCTTTTGCTACCACCTTTGTGGCTGACTTCCTGCCTGGTCCTGTTTGTTCTGCTAGTTCCTTTTTTGTTAGTTTTTTCTTTATATTGTGAAATAATGATTTCTTACCAATATAAGATTTACCACTTGGTTTATGAGTCACAATGTAAATAAAACCAAATGTGTCTTGAGGCATGTCCTCAATTGAATTTATAACTTTTTCTTTGTATAACCACATATTATCTATCTATGTTTACTAAAATTGTTGTGTCTGTTACTGGAGATAAGGGTAAAGGTTGAGATAATTTTCCTACTGCTAAAAGATTTTGTGCCTCATCATAAAGTCCTACTGTTGTTACATAAGGAGTAAAATAAGAGCCTGTTGCAAAATCATAAGGGACTTCATTACTTGAGCCTGAGAGTATAGATGGATTTTGGCTAAAGTTAAATTCGTTTTCTCTTGCTGTACATTTATATTGTGTTTCATAAATTGTTAAAGAAGAGGAGAATGAGCATGTTACATTAGATGAGGTAACCATATTTAATATTACATTAGCTACAGAACCATAAACAGCAGAACCATAAGTTCCAGTTCCATATACTCCTGTACCTTCAAAACTGCAAGTTGTAATTACCGCAATTCCATGAGCATAAAATATGTTACCACAAATATCATCAGTTCCTGAAAATAATAAGTTACCTTGTCCATCATCATAAACAGAACCACTATCGGCTGACCAAGTAAAAGAACCTGGTTGGATATAGTTTCCATATACTCCTACAGGAATAGATAAAACTCCTATTAATGAATTTGAAGAAGTGGGAAAAGGTCTTGCAAAAGTTAAAGTAGTTTGTTGATAGTTATCATATAAACCGGGAGAACCTCCTGTACCTACTAAAACATCTCCTGAAGGATCTGACCCCGGAACTAAACTAGCTGTATTAACAGGAGAACCATATTGATTTTGTAAGTAATTTGAGTAGTATAGTTCCTGTACTGAATCATAAATTAGTCTTTGGTATTGAGTAGTTATTTGACCTGTAGTAGGTTCTATGGAAGGTTCAAATAATGAACTTGTAATGTTTCTTCCTAAAAACCTATCAATACCAACATTAGAACCAGTTAAAGCAGATGCCCCATTAAAAGTAAATGATTTATTTACAGTTAACGGAGTAACTACTATATCCGATGCTAAAAATTGTTTGAACGCACCCATTCATTAGAAATCTAACTTAACTCTTACTAAAGCCTCTTTAGTGAAGTTTTTAGGTAAAGGTCTTGATAACTTAGCTACAGCCAATAATTCATTGGAATCATTATACAAACCAACAGTTGTAATATAAGTTTGAGGATTATTAATGAAGCAACAATATAATACTTCACCAGTTGAACCAGAGATAAAACTTGGGTTTTCTGAGTAATTAAATTCTGAACTTCTAGGTCTTACAAACACATAATCAGAGGTGATTGTTTCTTGAGAATTCAATTGGAAATAAGAAGCATTAGTAGCTTTTATAGCTTCAAATAAAGAAATATTAGCGCTTTGAGTTGGAGCAGCAGAAGCTGTAGCTACTACAACATTTGGACCCCAAGCAAAAGAACCACTATAACCTAAAGCAATACCTCCACTTATGGCGGGAGCAGCTAAAGCTAATGGATTTAAAATAATTGTTCCTAAATCAGGTAATAACCATCCGTAAGATCCAGAGTTAGCTGAATAACCATCAGCTGTATTACGAGAAGTGATAGTTGCTTTTGTACCTGCTGAGCCTGTAATTAATTGGAATACTCTAGTTCCACCTCCTGTATATTGAACAGAAGTAACATAATTACTATTGTCTGTCAATGAAACTACACCTTGTGAACTTGAAATTTTTAATGTTAATAAACCTAAAAATAAAGATTCTTTATAACAAGATCTTTCAACTGACAAAGCAAAAAATTCAGAAGCAGTAATTGTTACCGAAAACAAAATCAGTATTTTCATCACCAATTACTAAATCTTGCCATTGACCATAAATTGTTGAAGATGGAGATTTACCATCTACTAAATTATTGTAATTAGCACTACCACTTCCGTTTGCATTACCATAGGCAATAGCAAATTGAACTGATGAGGTAGTTGGTGTATCAAATACATTTATATAGTAGTTTCCTGAGCTACCGTTTACTTGGGTAGAAGAAGTATAAAAAGAAGTTAATGCAGGGCTACCTGTTGTCCAACAGATAGATGAGATAGCATCAGAGCTTACTACAAAATCATCGGGTTGTAATCTTACAAAAGACATGTTTTATTTATTTTTTATTATGCTCTAGTTACGGTAATAGGAATTGTTAAACGAGCACCACTATCTCTACCAACAATTTGAAGAGTGGCTTGTAAGAAATTATTTGAACCAAATAATGTATTTACAGTAGTGGCAGTTAAATTAATTACAGTACCAATTACTGTTTTAGATACTGAAGTACCTAAAGTGGTAGTTTGGTTTGCTAAATTTAAGGCTGTAACAGCAGGATCAGTAATACCTACACCTTCAAAAGTTTTCATTGTTCTAATATCAGAAATAGTAGCTGCATATCCTGAGGTTTCGAAAGTATTTCCTCCTAAATAGTTTAATGTTTGAGGACGAATTGCTAATGAAGCACCTTGTTTTAAAGAAATAGATGAATATCCAATATCCAAAATAGGTAATTTAGCAGTTCCACGAGGTAAAGTAATTAATTTATATTTCATTACTTGAGTGGATTGAGGAAATGCTTCTAATAAAGGCATATTCTCAATTGCTTGTCCATAAAAAGCAGAACCTGAAGGGTGGTTTGGATTATAAAGAGTATAATCAATTTCATCATCAGCTAAAGCAAATTGAGTAATTCTAAATTGACCATTTTGTTGAGCTAACAATTGACGTCCTACATCTGTTAAAATAGCGTCTACTGTTACTACTGTATTATTTAAATATCCCATTTGTTATTTTTATTATAAATATATAAGTTTAACGTTTTTTATTAAATATTTTTAAAGAATCCTGCTCCTTGAGCAATTTGTAATAAGTTATTTTTATATTTTGGATTAAAATTTTGAGGAATTAATAATCCAGGAATATTAGTTGATGGATTAGCTTTAGGAATATAAGGGTAATATGGATTTAAAGTTATAAAAGTTTCATTATAAACTCCAAGTATTTGATTATTAATTAAAGAACCACTAAAAGTAGATTGAATACCTGAAAACCAAACATTGTATGAACCAAAACTACCAGATAAAGTATTTTTACTTCCTGAAGTAATATATTGTCTTATTTCAACAGCTATTCCAGGGAAAAAACTACTTGAAGCATCAAATTGTGTTCCATAAAAACTATAAGGAAAAATAGAATTTATTAAAGGTAAATTACTTGTAAGAGGATTAGGTGTAGTACTTCCTGAAAGAGGTATATTATTTGTAGGAGATAAATCAACAGTATTACCATTAATATCAATTAAAGTAGTAATATGGACTATATAACCTTCATCAGTCACAATAAATGGGGGTGCATTATAAAGTACAGATCCTGTAGTGATAGTATCAAAATAAGCAAACCAATCACAATATTGCTCAATATTAGTTATTGCTCCTATTGAACTACCACTAACCATAGGTTGATTAACATATCCCTCATAAAGAGATCCTGTGTTAGATATAAGTTCACATCCAGTATATCTAGGATTAATTACTCTAGCTGTTGTATAATATGAATCAGGTACAGTAGCAGGTGTTGCACTTCCACTTAAAATAGCTTGTTCATTTACAGCAGTTATAGCATTAGTTGTGAAATCAACATCTAAAAATTTAGTACTTGGTCTTGATATTTCAACATCATTTTCAACAACATAACCATTAGGATCTGATAGTTCTGATTTGTAAACTGTGAAATTATAAGCATTAATTGTAGCTATAGGAACAGATGATGTTACTTGACATAAGAATATACTTGGTTTTAAACCAACTACTTCTAATTTATCAATAACAGTTGTATTATTAACAGTAAATGTTTTTGCTAATGTTCCATCAGAATTTACAATAGCTAAATCTACACCAGCTGTAGGCCAACTTCCTGTGACTTGAATAGTGAAACTAAAATAATAAGTAGTTTCAAATTCAAAATCATAATTAATTAAACTTGTGGCACTTTGAGTTACTGCCGCTTGATTATAAAGTCCAGAAGGTATAATAGCTCCAGTACCACCAATTTTAGCTAATTCATAAGGAGTAACTGTTAATACTGAAGGAGTTATAACTGTGTAATCACTTAAATCACCATTAGTCACTACTAAATTAGAACCACTTACTTCACCATTAAACTCATAATAGTTAGGTAAAATTTGACTAACTGAACCTGAAAGTGAAGGTGAAGTAGAAGTAAATCCTGGATAGTGGTATGCTTCTATATTTTGAAGTGATTGAGTATTTGAACCGTCTGAGTTATAAAAAGTTAAATATTGTGTATTAACATCACTTATAAAATTAATAGTTTCATTAATAGGATCATACCCATCATATGGGATTTCATATAGAAGTTTTCCATTAATACTAAGGCCATCAAATACTTTAAATCCATTAAATGTAGATGTAGATACATTATTTGATGTTGAAATATTTAATTTAATATTATAAACACCTGGTTGAGGTAAAAGTACACTTTGTGAAACTGTACTTACAGTATCATATAAAGTTATTAAAGAAGATGAATAAGAAAGATAATAATCTTCTGTAAATGAACCTCCTGTTGATCCTCCTGT